AAGGACCAATGACTCCGGAACCAGAAGAATTAGATTATTTAAATGATTTAATAGACTTTATAGAACAAAAATTAGATGCAGTCATTGATAATATAGTGGAGGATCCTAGTCAAGAGGAGAATGAAAGTGAATTATTTTTAACAGAACTTCACAGTAAATTGTCAGAAGAAGAGTTAACCCATAATCAAATAGAAATTATAAAGGATAAATTAATTAGTAAAATAGACGATGCAGAAATCATAAATAGTTTAGATTTATGGAAATTAAGACAAGCGATAGAAGAACAACTCTTTGAATTTGAACCACAAGAAGGTGGAAAGAAAAAAAGAAGAAAAAGAAGAACAAGAAAACAAAAAGGTTGTAAAAAAAAGAAATCAAAAAAAAGTAAAAAATAAATAACTAAAAATAATATAATTAATTATTTATTTAAATGTCTAAAGAGACGGTATTGCGTTCAGATTTACGGCGTTTGGAACGAACCGGAACATTATCATTTTGCATTTCCTTTAGTTCACTAATGCTAATAGTGCTACCTTTTTCATCATTATCATTTTGAATATTTACATTTGTCTTTTTAACCTTTAATCCAGCAAGCAAATGAGAAACATCAGAAGGGCCCTTCATTTCTGGTCGTTTGCTTCGTTCAGCTGCAGGAATTTCTCTACTTGCATTAATATCAGGTCTGTTGGATAGAGGAACATATCCAGGTCTTACTGGAGGTGGGGCTGAATTAGGTCCTTGAGTAGCAATAGGAGCGGGAGGAGGTCCATTATTCATAGGAGAAAATTCGGGTTGTTGGCGTGGCATATTTCCACCACCCATCATAGATCCCATGAAACCACCTAACCCAGGATTAGACTGTCCCATAGTGTTTACGGCAGCTTGGGTAAATTGTTGCATTAAATCAGGATTTTGTCTCATAATATCATCCATACCAGGCATGGCTGATTTAAACATGCTATTAGTCATATGAACCATTAAAGCACTACCACCTAATTGGAAGAGAAGTTTTAATTCAGGAGCCATGGATGCCTTAGATTTATATTTTTCATGTAACTCAGAAAAGATATCATCATAATCATCAATATTTTCATTAATTTGTTCTGACCATCCATCTAATTTAATATCAAACGGGTCAAATCGATTATTCAAAAACTCAATACCAGTAATACAAGCCATTAACATTTTGCCTTGAAATTTGACAGAATTTTTCTTCTCTTTTTCAGCAATAATGGTTTCATATTCTCCTTTCATTTCAAGTAAATTAGATTCCATATCATATTTTTTAGTAAGCTTAACACCCTTCTTTTCCAAATCTTCAAGCTTTTGTAAATATTTAAATTTTTCCTTTAACATTTCTTCTTTTGACATTTGGGGTTCAACTTGAGGCTTAGTTACATCTGGATTAATAGGAATATTATTAAATTTGCTATAGCCATCCCAGGTTTTTTTTTCTTCTTGTGATTGGTTTTTAGTAGATTGTCCTAAATGAATAGGTTCAGGAGCAATATTATTTTCATCAGGATTAGAGATATCATCATCATCTTCTTTCAATTTAAAATTTCCAGAAAAAATGTTTGATCTAGCTTCTTTTATACTTTTTTTTGGTAAAGTTAAATCATTTAATTCATCTTCTAAATTATTTAAATCATTTATATCAATATCAGATGATAGTCCTTTTGAATTGCCAGAATTTTTCTTCTTATCATTCATTAATAATTCGATTCCATAACCAAAGTTGGATGATTTATATCCTCCTACATTAATTTCCTCTAATTCTTCTATTGAATTATTAATATTAATTGTTTTACTAGAGTCGAAATCACTAATATCAATTATTTCTTCCATTATGATTAAATAAGAAACTTTAATTTTAAATCAAACACATTAATTATATATAATTTGTTTTTTTTCTTTTAAATACCATAAAGCTTGTAAAAAACAATCTGCCAAGTCATCTTTTTTTTTATGATTCAAAAATTTGTCTAAATCTTTACTTAAATTATCATTATTGATTAATAATTCTTCACATATTTCTATACCTTTTTTTTTTCGTTCTGAATATGTAGTATTTTTATTATTACAAAAATCTTTTAATTTATTAGTTGCTGATATAAATTCTATATGAAAAACATTATTCATAATAAAATATTGGGCTATCATACCTTGTAATGTTTTCATTCTATTGGCTATAGGACTAATTTGATTTTCAATAATTACCTCATCAATTTTAATATTATGATATAGTTCATCAAGTAGATTTTTCATATTAATCCCTATTTCTATTAAGCTTAGATCATTTGTTTTAATAGTATTATTAAAAGGCATAAGAAAATGACTAGATAAATAGGTATTTAAATAATCAATAATTAAAGGTTTACTGTTATCTTCAGGAAAAGGAATATTTTCTTTTTTTAATAGTTCTTTTAATTCTTTAATTTTAATTTTTTTTAATTTATTTTCTTCTAATTCTTTACATAATACCGGTTTATTACTGTTATTTACATGTTTTTTACAATAATATTTATTATTAAACATATAACAGGCATTTTTTCCGCAATTGCATGTTTGTTTTTCCTCTTTACATAAGTTAATTACATCCCATTTAGTTATTTCAAAATTATTATTTTCATCTAAATGAATTAAACATAATGCTAAATTTTTTATACCGACATCTATACTTAATATATTCATTACTTATATCATGATTATTTATTTAATTACTTAATTATGAATTAAATAAATTTAATTTGGATTAGGATATTGTTGATTTAAATATTGTTCTTGAGTTAAAATAGGAGCAACCATTCTGCATTGTAATTGGTAAGAAGATAAATATAAATTTTTTAAATTGCTATCGTCATATCCATAAGGTTGTGATTTTTCCATACAAGATGTATATAAATATGGAGAATTGGAGATAGGTTCTCCAACTTTCATAGCAGGACAATAGCAACAATTATCACAAGCTTCCACTTGATTTGCTTTAATAATAGCATCAGCATTTTCAGTTAAAAATTGTCTATATTGCCAGTTAGATTTTATATTGTTTTCTTGTCGGATTTGTTGATTTATAACTGCTCCTGGTTGCCATTTGGCAAAATTTCTTCCATCACTCATTATAGGTGGAAAATCAAAATGAATATTATTTGATCCTGAATAGCAAGTTCCCCAACTCATTTATATATACTAACAGAGAAAATGTATTTATTTATGTTCTTCTAACAATTTAATTAATTCTTTTTTTGTTTTTTTATCACCAGCACTTATCAAACCTTTTTCTGTTGCTAGTGTTTTTAAAGCAGCTACATTCATATTTTTAAAATCTACAGACATTTCTTCAATTTTGATTTTATCTAAAGTAATTGGTTCTAAAGGAAGAATATTTATTTTTTTTTCATTAGAAGAATCGGGTTGTTCCTCTTCTTTATTATAAGAATCATCATCATCATCATCGTCATCGTCATCGTCATCATCGTCATCGTCATTGTCATCGTCATTGTTATTATCTAATTCTTGTATTTCTAAATCATTAATTTCTTCTAAATTGTTATCAAGATGAATTACTTTAATATTTCCATTGTCTAATTCTTCTGTTGCATGAATATCAATAATAGAGTTACTATCATTTGAGTCGTCGTCATCACTATCTTCATCATCACTATCTTCGTCAGAATCATTCATAGAGTTAGATTTTTCGTCATCACTTACATGAATTAAATCATTTGGTTTTTGAGAAATATTTTGCTCATTATTCATTGGTAGCATTTGGTTATGTCTTAAACTATTCATTTCCATATTACTAATAAATTGTTGTAATATTCTTGCTTGTTGCATTTGAGCATGTTCTAATAAGGAAAATGTTCTTTTAAAATAAAAAAATAATAAAGCAACTAAAATAAATATAGTCCCTAAACATAATAAGGTTATAGGATGGGCTAGAAATTCATACATTATTAATAAGTTAATATATAAATTTAAATAATTACAAACGAATTTAATGATTAGATTTGAAATTAATATTTATAGAGTTTGTATTAGTGAGAAATGGCACTTTTATATCTGCGTGGTGGAGAGGAACCAGTAATAGCGATATTATTATAAAATGCGGCGTCGATGAATATGGCCAAGAGCATAGGGAATTGCCAGCTATTATAGAATCCAGAATAACTATCATTTTTGAATAAAATGGTCAATATGAAAATATATCCGGTACCGAGTGTGGCAATGAATAGACAAAGTAATATGAGTGGTTCCAAAAAATTTCTAAATTGCATATAAATTAGATGGTTAAAAAAATTAATAATTAGATCTAAATAATAAAGAATCGTGAATAATTTCCGGAGGATAATTTAGATCTGTTAATACTTTAATACCTCCTTTAATAGAGGATATTCCATGTTTAATTTGATAGGAATATTTAAATGTGAAATTATTGCCTTCAATAACTTCCATATTTAGGTTTAGAATAGAGTTATCTAATTTATAGCAAAGTTCATGTAAATGAGTAGTTAAAATAAAATCCACTTTTTTGTTTAACATGTATTTTATAAATCCATAGGAACTAGAACATGCTTCATTAGGGTTGGTTCCAGAAAACAATTCATCAAAAATACAGAAATGTTTTTCTTTATTATTAAAAGAGTCAAGTATTTCTTTACAGCGTCTTGCTTCGGCTTGGAATAAACTATCTCTTCCGGAGGTATCAGGAATATTTAAATAGCAATGAATTTTGTTATAAAGAGGAATAGTAGCATTATCATAGAATCCAAATCCATAACATTGAGAGAAAATGAGATTAAATAAAATAGATTTTAAAATAGTCGTTTTTCCAGAAGCATTTGGTCCCGTTACAATAATATTTTTATCAAAAATGATATTATTTTTAATAGGTATTTTATCTAGTAGATAAGCATTATAAATATTTTTAAATTTGAGTTTTCTACCAAACTTACATTTTTTAATTAATTTCTCTCTATATAATTGTTGAATGCCTTGTAAATGTTCTATATATGCGTTAAATCCAAAGCTATATTCAATCATATTTTTAATATCTTCATTAATATGAATTTCATAGTAACATTTCATAACATATCCGATTTCATTAAATTTTTTATGAGAGAAAGAAAAGGTATTAATTTTATTTAAATCATTTACTAATGTATTTAATTTTTCTTTATAAGTTTGAATGCAATTAAAAAATGGAGCATAAGTATTATGTTTTGAAATAATATTAGAATATTCATCAATATTTCTAAGAGTAATATTAATATAATCAGTTAAAACAAACAAATCTTCGTGTATTTGTTTAAAATTTTGATAAAAACGATAACATACGAGAGAATTTTGATAAATAGAAAATAAATAAAATCCGATAGAAATGAGTGCATAAAATCTTTTTTCCCAGGATACTTCTTTCATTATATTTGAAAAATTTCCTAAGGCATGTTTAGAAAATATATTTTGAAGCACTTCGAAATATGATGTCATTGTTATAGTTACTCCTGAAAATTTTAACATAAAAAAAGGCACTATAAGCATTAAAATAGGAATGGAGAGAGATAAAATAGGTGAAAATAAGTTATATAAACTAAGTATTTGAAGAAATAAAGAATTATGATTTAAAAATTTAAACAAATTCACATCACAGTAATAATATCGGTCAATAAAATTTTCATCTAGTCTTATTTTATTCCATAAATCATAAAATTCGTCATATTTTTTAATATAATAATCATGTAATTTATTTTCTTTTAATTTACTGATTATATCTTGGGTTTGTTTTAAATATAATTTATTATTTGTAAAATATTCTCCTTGTTTCGATAAATATAATTTACCTATTTTTGATTGTGGTTTATATATTTTTTCTAGTAAATTTGGTCGCTCTTCTTTCGTTTCATTTATTTTGTTAAATTCTAAATCTTCTTTAATATTTTCATCTAATTTTTGTTTGTTTTCTAAATAAAAGATAGGTAATTCAAAATTATTACTCATTAATAAATTTAGTTAATTAATTAATGAATGATTTACGCATTATCATTAAAATTCATCGGTAATTCCTCTATTTGTGTATCATAATATTGTTCTATTTCTTTTAACTTTTTTATATCTCTTCGTGTAACAAAATTTATTCCCATTCCTTTTCTTCCCCATCTTCCTGATCTTCCTATTCTATGAATATAGGAATGTATATTTTTGGGAATATCAAAATTAATTACCTTACTTACTTGTTGCACATCTATTCCTCTAGCTGTTAAATTAGTAGATATTAATACTCTTGTTGAACCTGATATAAATTCTTTATATGCACGCTCTCTTTCTTCGCGTTCTAATGCACTATGAATAGAAGAAACTGGAAATCCATCCTTTTGTAATGCTTCGGCCAAATCTGATACTCGTTTAATACTATTACAATAAATTATACATTGACTAACAGATAAAAGTGAAAATAAATCTTTCAATGTATCATATTTTACATTATCATTTTCTACTGCAACAAAATATTGTTTAATTCCTTCCAATGTAATTGCTTCCGTTTTTACTAATATTTTTACTGGATCTCTCATAAATTTCTCAGTAAGAGTCTGAATCTCTAAAGGTAATGTTGCACTAAATAGACATAATTGAACATCATTAGATAAATATTGAAAAATATTGTATACTTGTTCCTTGAATCCAGAAGATAACATCTCATCTGCTTCATCTAATATCATTAATTTTATTGTTTTTGTATTTATTTTCTTCCTTCTGATTAAATCATGAATTCTGCCAGGTGTTCCCACAATTATTTGCGGTTTAGTTTCTAATTCTATTGTATCCGAGTCCATCGATTTTCCTCCAATTAATAGTTTTACTTCTAATCCTGTCATAAAAGTTCCTAGTCTATCAGCTACCTTGTGTATTTGAATAGCTAACTCTCTTGTAGGTGCCATTATTAATGCTTGTATTTCTTTTTTTGTTTCATCTACTCTTTGTAAACATGATACTGAAAATGCACCTGTTTTTCCAGTTCCAGATTGAGCTTGTGCTATCACATCGTTCCCTGCAACAATAGGATTTATAGCTTTTCCCTGTATAGGACTCGGTTTCTCAAATCCATAACTATATATACCTCTTAATAAATTATCCTTTAAATTTAATTCATCCCAACTATTTGCTTCTTGAAATTCCATATTATTTATTATAATATAATATTTAAGTCACTTCATAAATAAATAATAAAAAAATTGATATAAAAATTATTATATTATAAATATACATAATGGCTATGATGTATTACACTTTAAAGGAAATTGAAACTATAAGTTGGAATTTATCAGAAAAATCGGTTTCTCAGGAAACACTTGATTTGATTAATTCATTAGCAGACCAAGTCGCATCACCTACTTATGATAAAACACCTGTATTTAATAATGTATCATCCACTAAGCCTTTTATTAAAAAGAAAAAGAAATCAACAGATGTAATAAACGATGAAGATTGGGAAGCAATTAGAAATTTTCAAAAAACAGAATTAATTAAATCTGAGGGAATACAAAAAGAAATAGATTCTATTAGATCATTAATTAATAGACTAACTGAAAAAACATATGATATTATTATTGGAAAATTGACTGAAAAATTAGATTCTTTTGATGAAGCTATCACCAAGTCAGAAGATATTAATAAAATTGGTATGACTATCTTAGATATGGCTACATCTAATAGTTTTAATAGTAAAACATATGCCAAATTATGTAGTTATCTAAATGATAAATATGATTACATTAAAACTATTATTGATAATAATTTAAAAGATTATATGAATTTGTTTGAAAATATTGAAGTATTTGATCCAAATGAGGATTATGATAAATTTTGTGAAAATAATATTGTTAATGATAAAAGAAGAGCTATGAGTTTATTCTTATGTAATTTATATGAAAATAACATTGTTGAATTTGGCATGATTCAAAACATTGTATTTTCATTATTTTCAAGAATTAATTTAAATAAAAATGATGAAAATAAAAAAATGGAGCATGACGAAATCGGTGAAAATATTTTCATTGTTATTTCAAATATTCCTATTAATATGATAAAAAACAATTCTGAATGGACTAATTTTATTGATTATATTAATGATATTTCCACTGCTAATTTAAAAGAGGTAAAAGGTATTTCTAGTAAATGTAAGTTTAAACATATGGATATTAAATCAATATTAGAAAAATAATATATTAAAAATAATCATATAATATATAATAATGATGGAAGCTCATGAAGAAAATAATTTAAAATATGAAATTAACGAAAATAGTAATATACATGAATTAAATGATATAGATAGTATATTAAATAATGATAATTTTTTCAATGATAAAGAATTTCATGCTCAGTTTCAATTCTTTGAAGAAGATAATTTAATGGCACAACATATTGATTATTTTGAAAATTATACAGTAAAAATGTTGCAACATATAACTAATTATTATAAAATACCCAAAAATAGATTAAAAAAAGAAGAGCTTATTCAGTTAATTATTCAATTTGAAAATAATTCTGAAAATAGTAAATTAGTATATAATAGAAAACGAATGTGGCATTATATGAATGAATTGAAAAATGATTCTTATTTTTCAAAATTCGTTATTTTTTTTAATTCATAAAAAATTTTAAATTTAAATATTAAATATATATTTAATTTATAATGGTTAAATCTATATTAAATTCTAATATTAATTATCCTGAATTTAAAACACTTGATTTAGATGATAAAGATTATGACGCTAGTCAATATGAATATAATATTTTAGGAATAGATGTTATTATTGCCTTAGGACAATCTAAATATACTTTTATTGAACAAGGAATTATTTTTTATCCAATTTATTTAATTAAAAATGATAGAGTTTATAAACAAATTGGTGTCTTTGAAATTTTGGAATCACAACTTCCTAATGTTATTGATGATGATGAAGATTTGGATTTAGATCTCATTGATAAACCTCTTATATTTGAATTTGTAAATAATGAATTACTTAAATCTGTTGAGCAAAAGAAGGTTTCAAAAGAATCGTTGAATAGTAAAGATGTAACTGAAAAAAAGGAACTAGAAGAAGAGGAAGAGGAAGAGGAAGAGGAAGAAGAGGAAGAGGAAGAAGAGAAAGAGGAAAAACAATATGAATTGCCAATACAAGATACTGCTCAAGTAGAAAAAGAATTAAAAGAATATGTATTTGATAAATCAAATCCATGGGTTCAAGAATATTTTAAAAGTAATAATTATAATTTGGAAGACAATGAAGGTGGAGGGGATTGTTTATTTGCAGTAATAAGAGATGCTTTAAAAAGTGTAGATAAAGATGTATCGGTAGCAGAATTAAGGAAAAAACTAGCTGAAAATGTGAATGAAGATATATATAAAAACTATAAAGAACAATATGAAATGTATTTGAGTTCAATACATGATACAGATATAAAAATGAAACAATTAAATAAATTAAATAATGAATTAAGAGACAGATTAAAACAATCAAAAGATAGAGATGAACAAAAATCAATAGTCGAACAAGCCAAACATGTGAGTGAAACATATAAAAGATTAAAGGGAGAGGTTAAAATTTCAAAAGAAATGTTGACAGAATTCAGGATTATGAAAAAAGTAAATTCATTTGAGGATTTTAAAAAAGTGATAAAGACTTGTGAATTTTGGGCAGATGACTGGGCTATTTCTACTTTAGAGAGAATATTGAAAATTAAATTAATTTTATTTAGTAGTGAAGCTTGGAAAGAGGAAGATACTAAAAATGTATTATTATGTGGTCAGCTAATAGATAATCAGTTGAAAGAAGAGGGAGTATTTGAGCCACAATATTATATTTTAGCAGATTATACAGGATACCATTATAAATTAATCACATATAAAAATCATAAAATATTTCATTTTTCGGAGATACCACATAAAATAAAATTATTAATATCAGAGAATTGTTTACGAGGAGAGTCTGGACCGTATAAAATAATACCTCAATTTCAAAAATTCAATAATGATTTGGGAATAATAGAGCCAGAAGAAGTAGAGATTATAGAGGAATCAAATAATTTGTATGATAAGGATATAGTATTTCAATATTATATTAAATCAAATAATAAACCATTACCAGGCAAAGGGAAAGGAGAAATGATACCTTTTGGGAAAGAAAAAGATTTTTCAAAGTTGGCTGAAATAGCAGATTGGAGAAAAAAACTAGACAATGAATATCCGAGTGAATTTGAATTAAATGGACATAAATGGTATTCAGTGGAACATTATATTAATGCTGCAAAATTTAAAGATACTAATCCGGAATTTTATTTATTATTTTCGTTAGATAGTAAATCTAAAATCTCAAAAGATATACTTTTAGCTAAAGCAGCTGCTTCGAAAACAGGAAAACATAAAGGGGATGTATTAAGGTCAAAAGATATAAAAATAGACCCTAATTTCTTTGGAGGAAAAGATGAACAAGCTTTAGAAAGTGCTTTAAATGCAAAATTCTCTCAAAACGAGGAAATGAAAAATATTTTGTTAAATACATATAGAAGTAAATTGTTACATTTCCAGGGAACAGCACCACCTAAAAGTAGCGATACATTAATGTTGGTAAGGAGTAAATTGATAAAAGAATATAAGAATAATTAAATATAATTAAAAATAACTCTATTTATAATATAAATGGAATTATTTTCAGAAGACCTCAATGATAATTATTTTCATATGAAAGATATAGATGTGATATTAGATGATTTTTATGATTTATTAGAAGAATCAGACATTTATACAAAGAAGCGGAAAAAAGGGCCATGTTTTAAATACAATATATCTAAAATTTCCAAGATTACAGACATTCCAAAATCTACTATGAATGACTCATATTTTTTTCCTGAAGAAATACAAAGATATATTAATGATAATTCATTATATAATTTACACTTTAATTGTAAGATTAAGGGGAGAGAAATAAGAACTAATTTTATAATATTTCATGAAGTTAAAAAGGAAGATTTATTTGTAATAAATAAGCAAATACAAATGATTTATATGTGGATGTATATAATTGATCATTATTCACTTCAATCTTGTTCAAAGCAGTTAGATTTATATATTTATTTTACTCCTTTTAAGAAAAAATTACCAAATAATCAATTAATAACATTAGCTACTGAGCATGTTAATACAGGATATACAACTGGATGTAAACAAACTACTGAAATAGTATTATATAGGAAAGAAGAATGGTTTAAAGTATTTATTCATGAGACATTTCATAATTTTGGATTAGATTTTTCAGATATGAACTTATCATCTATTAATAGAATGTTGAAGGAACATTTTAATGTAAATATTGAATTTAATTTATATGAAAGTTATTGTGAAACATGGGCTAGAATTATAAATACAATGTTTTATAGTTATTTTTCATTATCAGATCAACAAAAACCTGGAAATAAATATTTTAAAGCACAATTTTATTTAAATATTAAGATTGAAGCATTTCATTCCTTATATCAAATGTTAAAAATATTAAAATTTCAAGATTTAAATTATAAATTAATTACAGAGAAAAAGGAGGAAAATATACAAATATGTAATCATTTATATGGAGAGAAATCTTCAGTATTTAGTTATTATATTATAAGTGGATTATTATTAAATAGGTTTGGAGATTTTATATTATGGTGTAAAAAAAATAATAATATAATTTTAATGTTTAAAAAGACCCCCGGAAATGTGGATAAATATATTGAATTAATAGGTAATTGTAAAACAGATAAATTTTTAAAACAAAATATTAAACAAATGGAGAAAGCAATGTCAGATAAAGAATCTAATATTGATGATTCTTTAAGAATGACATATTTAAATATGAATGAAATTTTTATGAATTAATAATGTTTTTCACAATAATTAGAATTTATGATTCTTTTTTTTCTGCATTTTGTTCCGTCACATTCAACATGACAACAATTTTGTTTTTCTTTTTTATAGGAAAACATTCCATTTTTTAATACATTTTTATTTTCTCTCCATGCTCTAGAACATTCATCAAAATCAATAGTAAGAGAACATTTTTCTCTCTCGTTAATTAACAATTGTCGTTGTGAGTAGCTCATATTATTTTTAAATACTAATAAAAGTATTTGTGATATTCAATTTTATTTTATAATTAATTTAAAATTGAATATAAAAAATGAGTATAAAATTATGTATATAAAGTAGAAAAAATGGGAATCAAATATTTAAATAGATTTTTACAAGAAAATTGTAAACAATCAATAAATAAGATAAATTTGAATGAGTTATCAGGAAAAAAAATAGTAATAGATACGAGTATATACATGTATAGATATTTGGGGGAGAATGCATTATTAGAGAATATATATTTAATGATAGGAATATTAAGAATGAATGATATAGTTCCGTTGTTTATATTTGATGGAAAGCCTCCGAAAGAAAAAGAAGAGTTATTAAAAGAGAGAAAACAGAATAAAAAAATAGCAGAGGAGAAGTATAAAGAGTTGGAAAATAAATTACAAGATGAAGAAGAAGAAAATAAGGAAAAAATAGAAGAAGATATGATTCAATTAAAAAAGGAGTTTATAAGGTTACATCATACTGATATAGAAAATGTAAAATTATTAATTCAATCATTAGGAGTATCATATATAGATGCACCAGGAGAAGCTGATAAATTATGCGCTAAAATGGTAAATAAAAATCTAGCTTATGCGTGTTTAAGTGAAGATATGGATCTGTTTGTATATGGATGTAAGAGAGTATTGCGTTATTTAAGTTTACTGAATAAGACAGTAATTTTATATGACATGAAAAATATATTAATAGAATTGGATATGAGTTTCAATGATTTTAAAAGTATTTGTGTCATATCAGGAACAGATTATAATATAAATAATAGTAATAATAATTTATCACAAACCTTAAAATATTTCAAGAGATATAAAAAATCGAAAGACAGTAACTTTTTAAATTGGTTAGAAGAAAATACAGATTATATTAATGGTATAGAAGTGAGAGAAATTATGAGATTATTTAATTTAGATAATGTACCTGAATTAAAAAATTGTTTAAAAACAAAAATTATTAATAGTAATATAAATATAAGTAATTTAAAAACAATATTGGAAAAAGAGGATTTTATATTTGTTAATTAAATCGTATGAGCTAATTAACAAAATTTATTAATTTTTTATTTGTTTATGCGGTGACGGCCTTATCAGCAGCCTTAGCAAAGTGAGGAGACATATACTTTTGGAGATTAAAGTAGGTAAGTTCATCACCTTTCTTGAGCTTAAGAAGACCCTTTAGCTTAGCATCAGGGATAATCTTGCGACCATTCTCCTTGTCTTGAAGACTGTGTTGACGGATGTAAGCATTAATCTCACGAGTGACTTCAGTGCGAGCCATCTCAGTTCCCTCAGGCTTTCCTAGGAAAGCAGCAAGCTCGTTGGAAATAAGAGTAGGCTTAACAAAACCGGAAGGAGCACGGTTTCCGGACTTTCTCTTGCGCTTTTGGTTGACCTTAGCAGCAGCCTTAAGGTCCTTGCTGACTTGACGCTCAAGAGTGCGGAACTCAGTGCGAAGAGAGGACATTTGAGCACTTACAGCTTGAAGTTTAGCCATAAACTCAGAAAATTGATCAAATACAGAAACAGTTGACTCAGCAGGGACAGCTGACTCATCAGCTACAGCTACAACTGCAGGAGCAGGAGTAGCAGGAGCAGTCTCAATTGTCTCAGTGGTCTTTTTAGCCTTAGAGGTCTTAGCGGAAGGAGCAGTGGTGGAATTCTTGGTTCTTGCCATTATACACTACTTAGATATATCTTTTTAAGTGTTTTTACGCAATATATATATTATTTATGATTGGATACAGTCATAAATAATTCCTAAATATATTTGTTTTATAAAGAATCATTTTTTAAGAATTATTATAAGCAACAGATTGATACAACCATGGAAGGGCATCTCTTGCTGGTTGACTTACTAATGTAAGACCTGCTAAAACATAATAAGCTCCTAAAGATCGATTATCATTTGTATGACCTGATTTAACCATATAATCCATTATTCTAAAGGCACTTTTTCTTAAATAATCCTCATTTTGGTGTTGAGCTAAATGCATTTGAAGTCCTAAAAATGGATTGCCGTGAGGTGGAACAATTTCTCTCATCATAGAAGGACTTAATTGGGCTCTATAATGCCAAATATCATATAATTCCCTTATAAACATTACTAGCATATGTAGAGGTAAATTTAAAAACCAAGAAGAATCAGAATAATTTCCTAATTCATTAATAAATTGAAATAATTGAATAATTTTCATTTCCAAATGTTTTTTAGGATCCATTGGTTCTTCAATAATTTCTTTTTCTTGTTCTATTTTATTAATTTTTCCTAATTTTAAATAATATTTAAATTGTTCAATTGTATTTTTTTCTATTTTCTCTCTATTATATGGATTTACTGCTTCTGTTTGTTGTCCAATATAATTTTTTTTATATATTAAACCATAAAATGACATGATATCACATCCATATATACAATCTCCTTGCTCCCAACTAAAAAATTGATTAAAAGGTATTTCTTTTATATTTTCTAATGTTGCAAAATCAGTGTCATTTATACATAAATTCCTTTTAATATATCCTTTACCACCATATTTAATAAATCGTTTTAATAATTGCCCTCTTACGACTTTTTGGATTGTTACAGCATAGAGAGAATATTTCAAAAAATTATATATTTTATTAATTAACTCATCTTTATTTCCAGACTTTTTTAATTGATAATAATTACATATTTCTTTTAATTGATTTACTTTAAATTGATGGGTTTTTAATAATTCAAATTCATTCATTTTAAGAATTTTAAACTCATCATCTTTTATTTTAAATTTTTTTTTAGTATTAGATATATTTTCAAATACTAAATCTTTCAGATTATCCGAATTCACATTATGTTTCTTTGCCATTAATATATGTTAATAAATTTTATTTATATCCTATTTATTGATTAATTTCTCTCCTTCATAATCATTATATACATTTATAATTATTCATATTTATTCACTCTATTTATTTCTCCTAAATATTTTTCTCAAATAAAATAAATCATAATTAAAAGCCGTTACATCCATGTAGGTAGACCTGAATTTAATTTAATTTCTTATTTATTAAAAAAAAAATTGATTTAAAGAATGGCTCATATATTAAACTATATATACAGTATGGCAAGTTCTAAGACTATTCTTTCCGGTGTTGATTTTACCCCTTCTTCTGATATTAAATACTCCAAGCCTAAGGTGGATGCCAGAGGTGGTAAGAGTGTTGGTATTTTGAATGCTGCTAATAATACAGCAACTTATATTTCTACTCCACTTATGTTGACTTGGGGAATCAACGAGTTTGTGGATGATAAAACTGGTCGTGTTTCATATGACATGGCTCTTCAATTTCCTAGTGATGAATATGCTAAGGAAGATACTACAAATTTTATGAATAATATGATTGACCTTGAAAAAAAGATAAAGGAAGATGCAATTACAAATGCAAAGGAGTGGTTTGGTAAGGCAAAGATGAGCGAGGATGCTGTTGATGCTTTGTGGACTCCTATGTTGAAGTATCCTAAGGACAAGAACACTCTTGAACCTGATACTACAAGAGCACCTACTCTTAAGGTAAAGATTCCTTATTGGGAGGGTGAATGGAAGACTGAGCTTTATAATCTAGACCAACGAGCTATTTTCCCAGACCCAGATGGTTCTGCTATTACTCCTAAGGACTTGATTGGTAAGGGCTCACATGTAGCTGTTGTTCTACAATGTGGTGGTCTTTGGTTTGCAAATGGTAAGTTTGGTATTACATGGAAGCTACTACAAGGTGTTGTAAAGCCTAGAGAGACTATGAAGGGTAAGTGTCATATTTTCCTAAGTAGTGAAGATAAGGCAAGAATGGAAGCTCAGAAGGTAAGTGAGGAAGATGAGGATGAGGATGTAGATGGTGATGAGCCTATCAACAAGACTGCTGTTGTTGACTCGGATGGTGAAGAGGATGTCAAGCAAGAAGTAGCTTCAGTAGTAGATGACGCTCCAAAGAAGAAGAAGATTGTTAAGAAGATTGTAAAGAAGACAGCATAAGTAATTAGATATATTAGATAATTGTAATTGTAATTAAATAAAATAATTTATTTTTTATTGTATTTAATTGTAATACTTATGGAAATAGTAATTTATCGATGGTAGTTCTAACACAAAATAAACGATGTAAAATTATACCTAATATAAAAAGTAAAAATAAAATGCAAAAATAATTAAATTTTGGAAAAGCTAAATAAATTAAATAAGCAACAAAAATAGTGGCAATTACATCTACTATAGCTATATTGAATATTCTAAATCTATGAACACCTTTTTTTGCTTCACCAAATATATTTTTATATTTACAAAACATATATTATTTATTTATATTAAATAATTATTTGTATTCTTGTTTAATTTCATGTGTAATATATGTATTTTTGCTAATTGCTCGAACAATTTTGTTCATTTCTTTTTCATCTTGTTCTATTAGAGTCATGGAGTTAAAAACTAGACTAGTTAGTTGATTTTGAAGGTTTTCATTTTCTTCCCATCCTTGGTTAGCATCTTTCCATTTATTAATCATAGTTCTTTGTTTTAGTGCTACAGTTTTGATGCCATTTAATATTTTATTTAATTCATTATCTTTTTCCCAAACATCGTTATCTTTAATGTAGAGAGTTTTTCGGTTAGAATCTGTGCAATGTATAGGTCTCTCTAGCACATCCATATTATTAAGACCGTCAGTGATCATATGTGTGATCGTTTTAGTAAGACCATTTTCAATCGTATGATTATAGGTTTCATTCGTAATCGGAAGAGACTGTATAAAATCTGTCAAGTTCATGGCATTTTTACAATGTTCATTTAAGAACATTTGAATGTTGAAGGTATTATTATTGTGGCTATTTGTATTAATATTATTATGAGAATTTATACCTACATTATTGGCTTGATTGTTCAAAATTACTTCCTTCATGAGCTCTTGATTCCCCAAGACAATTTTCATCAACATATCTTTATCAATGATATTATCGTTTCCATCTTTGACAACAAGTTGAGATTTTCCCTTTTGAGCAATGGAGCAAGATTTTTTATGTTTATATAATCCTTGTCTAAATTTATAACTGTTACCACAAATACATCTGTATTTGTTTTCATCATTTTCATCATTTTCTTCTATTTCATTCCCTTGAATGTATGTAGTTGGCGAGTTTTGGTGATTTTTGGTGAGTTTCTCACCGTTTTGGTGATTTTTGTGTTTTGTAGTGGAAATATGTCTAATAAATTCTGCTTTTCTACTACATCCATATAAACACTTTTCACAGAAGTATTTATTAACAACTTTGATCGGTGATTTTTGGTGAGAAGTGTAATCCAAATGTAATCCAGTTGTAACTCCAATGTAACTCTTCTGAGCCTTTGTAGGGATGTTTTGTTCAGATTTTTCTTCATCACTACTACAATCTTCAAAAGATTGTATGGATTGTGATTTTTCGGTGAGTTTTGGTGAGCTGTTGTAATCCATATGTAACTCTAATGTAACTCTATATAAAAATATCTCTAAATACTTTTAAATATAAATGAAAAAACTGTTGGTAACAAAATGAAAATTATTTTTTTTGCGTTGTGAGCATTATGGTCACAACCACTTTTTTACAACTTTTTCCAATTCTATTTCCAAAAATCAAAAAATAACACAAAAATCTTGTGTGTTTTTTTTAAAAATCGAAAAGACTTTTGAAAATTTGTGAAAATGTAAAATACCTACATGTATCGTTTACACACCCCTTTTTTTGACCTATTTCCTTCTCTACATCATGTAGTATAGCCACTACATTATGTAGTAAAAGACTTGTAATTTTATATAGCAAATTTGCCGCTCCATATGAAGGGAGTAGTAAGAAAACATCCTCTACATTTCTGAATCCAAAAAACCAAAATGTATTTTCCCGAAAACTAAGATAAAATATGTCAAATCAATATGTTGAAATTGTTCCTCTATATTTCTGAATCCAAAAAACCAAAATGTATTTTCCCGAAAACTAAGATAAAATATGTCAAATCAATATGTTGAAATTGTTCCTCTATATTTCTGAATCCATATTTGAAAAACACATTTTCCCTATTTTAAGGATATTTAAATACTTTATATATTTTATCAATTCTTTGTTTTTCTTTTACAAATAGAAGAAAATTAAAAGTTGCTTCAACGATGAAACACTTTAGAAAAAGACCTATAAACCAATATGTAGAGAGAAAATACAAGAAAATAAATGGAGTTTATTTATTTAGAATTTATTTAAATCTCTCTATTTTCTCTCTATTAGGTATTTTTCAAAGAGTTGTATATTTTATTTTTTTTCATTTACATATCTTAATGATAGTTAATTGCCCTCACTGTTCCCATTCTATTGAAATCCTAGAAATTAATTGTGCAATTTTTCGTCATGGTATATTTAAAGATTCATATACACAAATTGACCCCCATTTATGTAAAGATGAATGTGAAAAATTAATAAAAAATAATAAGATATATGGATGTGGTAAACCATTTAAGTTGATAAAAGAAAACAATACATACACAGCAGTAATATGTGAATATATATAGAGAGATAATATAGGTAATATATAAATATATGAAAATATTAACTTGGAATATTTTAGCATCAGAATGGATGAAAAAATCTTATTATCCAAAATCAAATACATCAATGTTATTCAATCACAAAGCTCGATTTGCACAAATATATAAAACATTACAAACATACAACGCAGATATTATTATGTTACAAGAGGTTATGAAAAAAGAATATTCCAAATTAAAATTGTTGTTTGAAAAAGACTATATTATTTCTAATTTAAAAAAAATGAAATGGTATAATAAAGTATCTGAAAGTGGTAATGTTACCATGTTACGAAGAACACTATTTAATGATTCAGATATATATCATTATTCACATGAATATGGATTGCAAACTCAATGTAAATATAAAAATAAAATATGTGAATTGTTTAATATTCACTTAGATGATATGTCTATTAAAACACGATATAAACAATGGAATAATTTACATGATATATGTAGACCAGATTCTCATGTAATAATTGGAGGAGATTTTAATCATCAATATAAAAAAAATAGTAAAATATATAATACTCCTGGTTTTACAACACATAATTTATGTCCAACATATTATATTGATCGTAAGATGAATATTGATAATATAATGACAAGAGGATGTAATAAAATACACGATAATAAGTGTGTTTGGTATCCAGAAAGTATTGAAGACGGATTTCATGAATATGGTTCTGATCATTTACCAGTTGTTATAAATGTTGAATTATATTAAGAATACTAAAGCACTAATGTAATAACTCATTATCTAATTCAGGAATAGTTCCTTGATCATATTTGGTAAAACAATTTATTTTTGTTATAATCAAACTATTTCTTATCTTAGGATTTATTTCTTTTTTATAATCTGGAACTCTTAATGTATAGGACATATGGACATTATATTGTTGTATTTTACATATAATTAAATTTAAAAATAATCCTTTGTAAGATGTAATATAATACTCAATTAATATTGATGAATTTCTCTCTACTAACTTATACATAACCTGTAATAATCTAAATTTTATATCTAAATACTGATTTTTTTTATCTGTTTTAGTGGCTCTTACACATTGGTCTGCTAATAACATTAACTCCATCTCATCAAAAGGACATTCTACTTTTCCTTTTAAATGAATATATTTTAATAAATAATGACATATACAATCTGCTAATCTTCTAATTGGTGAAGTAAAGTGACAATATTCTGGCATACCTACTAAGTCATGACTTTCCGCATTAGAGAGATAATCAGCTTGAATTCCATTTGTAATAATTTCTTTAATCATTTCTTCAGGGGAAATAACTGAAGATATCGTTTTTAACCACTCATTTGCTTGACAAGTTCTAAAAATACCCATGTTTAAATTAATTTTTAAATATTCTCCTACAAAAGAATTAGCAAATATAGCAAATTCTGCTATCATTTGTTTTACCTTTTTCTCTCCCTCTGAATCAACATGTAAATAAATATCATCCCCAATATATTTTGGATAAGCCAAAGATAATTCATTCAATTTTATTCCCTTGGTTTTTCTAGCTCTTATTTCTTTTAATTTTTCTGCTATAAATAATCCTATTTTTATTTCTTTTAAATCACTATTAGATGCTTGGTAATATGTAAATGCATTTACCTTTTTCACCTTTAATTTTGTAAACAATAATTTAACATTATTAATAGGAGTGTATGTTTGTTTATCAATTTCCGTTACCACGCTAATTGCTTGTTTTAAATCGCCTCTTGAATTTACCATCAAACTTGAAAATTCTAATACTTTATCTGGCATCATATGAATAGGTTTTCTATTTGATAAATATTTGGTAGTAGTTCGGCGTTTTATATCCTCCCATAACTCTGACTGAATATCTATATACTCTGTTGGGTCCGCTATATGAATAGCTAAATAAAGTTGTTCATCTTCT